TTGATTCAGATATATCGACATCTCGGTAAAATCCAGCTTGTTGTAATTTTTTAATATCGTTCATAGACATATCAACGATATGCGTAATTCTGCCAGCACTATAAATATCAGTTGTGGCATAAGGCACAACTAAATCTTCTGCTGGAATAAATCTAGAAACAGCACGGCCTAAATTTTGATCGTAGTAAACTTTTCTGAATGCCGAACCAGATAATGGTAAATAAAATAACATTTGATCTGTTTCAGTATCGTATTCTTCCATGACATTCATCAATTGATAGTTCATGAATTCACTAACACGACCAGCTTGTGCTTCACTGTCTGGATTTTTAGCACCAACTACTTGAGTTCTTACTGGACCATTCGATGGTAGTATTTCTTTGTAAGCTTGTGCTTGAAACTGAGTTACCGATTCTGCTAACAATGGATGCATAACGCCAGAGGCACCCTCGAAAGGTTGTGACCTTTCTTCATAATTCATTCCTAAAGTTTCTAAACCTTCCTTGTAAGTATCTTCCCAACCTTGTCGTGAGGATTTGTCGGCTTCTACGGCGTCAACTAAATCACTGTAAATATCATCGAGCTCATCTTGCTCTAAATATTCAGCTAAGTTGTCATTGAATTGTTCTGATAAATCTGGCGTTAACACCGAACCAAAGGTTAGGGTTCCATCTTCCCCGCGCTCGAAGACAGATAAATCTATCTCGATGTCTTCTGGTACTTCGACGTTAATTGTTTTGTCTTGATTATCTACTTCTAAATCTATTAGATCATCAGAACCTATTGCTTTATCTATATCTGCCATTAGTGTAATACTCTTTCATCTTTATCAAATATTTCGTACAAGTCATCGTAAAGAGAAATTATATCTTGTAATTCCCCAACTACAGTAACTCCCATCTGTTCCGCTATATTTTCTGCTATTTCTGAGCTACTAGCAAATATATTAGGTCCTTCGTAAATTGTGTTTTCACCTTGTACCCTAAACTCAGTCAAATATATTTTTACTTTCGAGTTTTTTTGAGTCATCTACGTGCTCCTTGTCTAAGACTTTTTTCATTTTATCTTCAGCAGAGTTTAACAATTTTTTAGCATGGTTGCTAAGTTTTACCCCATAGGCAAATGCTTCGATAGATTCATCAAGACTGAGATTATCTTTCTCTAAATAATTTGTGATATTGGTAATCTTCTCCATCGTCTCTTCGTAAGAGAGATCCTCAATCTTCTTTGACATAAAAAATTATTTTTTATCTTTTACGTTGCTCGCTACTACAGTTGCAGCTGTTACTCCGCCGACGGTGCCTGCTACTTTTCTGTTTCTTTGTATTCTTTTTTTAGTTTTTTCTGCTTCTTTAATTACGCCAGAATAGTCTTGTTTGCTGTAAAGACCATAATCTTCTTTTTGATTTTTTATTTTTGGTTTGTATTTGTTTATTAAACTTGAAGCTACTTTTTTAACTACACCACCTGCGCCAAATTTTAAAGGCATTTCATCTTTAGGTTTTTTTAAACCTAAAGGACCCGCTCTTTCCATACGTTTTATTCTAGCGTCTCTTCTTTTCTTTTTTGTACCTTCTGTTAAAGCGCCAAGTTTTTTATTTTTTGACATGGGTTTTTTTGGTTGACCCGGCATAGTAGCAGGTGCTGGCTTTTTTCCTTTAGAAATATCTTTTACTATATTTTTCTTTATTTTTTTATCGTAAGACTTTCCTTCTTTTCTAACTTTTTTTGCCGCTTCTTCAGCTTTTTTTAATCTTGCTTGTCTTATTTTTGCAGCAGCTTTTGCTAATTTTGTTACTGACATAATTATCTCCTACGTCTTAAAGGTGGTCCGCCAGTTTTTCTTCTTTTAGTTGTTAAACCAGTTTTTTTCTTTTTACCGCCAGCATTTAGATAAGATCTTAAAGTGCTGTGTCCAGCTTTTTCAACTTGGTCTTTAGTAACCGTGCTGTATTTTTTACCTTTGTAATTAAAAGTTGAGTTAGGTCCTTTTTCTTTTCTAGCTTTTTTGAAAGCTTCGCCGAAAGTAGGATCTTTTTTACGCATTAAAGCTAGAGCTCCAGCGCCTAAAGCTGTACCAACAGCAGCTATCTTACCCAGTCTTCCAGGTAATTTTTTAGGAGTTGGTTTTTGAGTTGGGAGGTTTGTTTTGTTGGTTGATTTGTTAACTGGCTTTCTTTGAGATCCTCTGCTATTCAAAGATTTTGTTAAAGGTTTTGTTAAAGGTTTTTTTAAAGGCTTCTTTAACCTGTCGGCTGCAGTTTGTCTTCTTTGTTGAACTCTTTTTACTGAACCTGGTTTAGGATTTCTTTTCCTAGCGGCTGGACTGTTAACAGTTTTCTTTACTTTATTTGTTGCTTTTGTTACAGACTTTGTTGTAATTTTTTTTGCAGGTTTTTTTGTAATTCTAGCCATAATCTTTTAATCCTCTAGTAATAAACTTTATTCGTGAAGTCATTATCTTCCATAATTTCATCCGAATCAAGCGAGATGAAATTACCTTGACGAAATCTCATTAAAGCTTGTGTCATGGAATCTACCAAGTCATCGTGTTCACTAAACGGAAACGCAGCACATTCTTCAATAAGTTCATCGGCAAAGCCCATCTCTGGTGCCCAGACCATACCCGATTCAAACATCGGTGCTACCGAGTGCATTCTAGTAACTTTATCGTTACCTCGCGAGGGTCGGAAGTTAATTACAGGTATGCCCATCATTCTCAGCTCTTGAGTCAAAGGAGTCCCACTCGATTGAGCCTCAATCAAGACCATGTCGGGACTCCAGATTTGGTATTCGTCGTAGGCGATTCCCTTGAGTTCTGGAAAATCCCAACGACCTTTTTTAGAATCCAAAAGAATTATTGAATCCGGGGCGTCATCACTCGGACGAAACACACCCCAAGTAGTAATCGCTGAATAGTCAGCCGATTCTTTTTTCGAGAAAGCGGTATCGTAAGATTGAATAATATAATCAACTGGTGGCGGTTCTTCATCTTCCCAGATATTCCACCACTCACGTCTAACAATGGCGCCCTCTTCACTGGTTGGATTCTGCATATATTGAGCATTCCACTTAGCTACTGGAATAGAAGCTTTGACAGCTTCCAATTCTTCGATCTTCCAATATTCAGGCCAAAGTGGTTCGCCAGAATCCATAATCGCTGGCAACTCTAGTACTTCCCATTGGTCAGCACTATCTTCGGACATACGTTTAATCAATTTAGCAGTAAGATCGATGGTACTCCAACGCGTCATGACTATGACGATTGAGCCTCCCGGCTGTAATCTTTGTCGCGGTCCAGAAGAATACCACTCCCAAGCATTCTCTAAAGCCGACGGCGACATAGCATCTTGCTCTGAATGTGGGTCATCGATGATTAACAAGTCGGCACCACGCCCAGTAATAGCTCCACCCACACCTGCCGCAAAGTATTCGCCACCTTTATTGGTTTCCCATCGCCCAGCTGATTTGGAATCGGCAGATAAACCAAAATCATCAAATAATTGTTTATATTCGTTCTGATCCATAAGGTTCCTTACCTTTCTACCAAATCTCACAGATAATTCCGCGGTGTGCGTGGTCTGCATGATCTTGGTATTTGGTTTGAGTCCCATAAACCAAGAGGGGAAGTAGACTGAAGCGAACTCAGACTTGGTATGTCTGGGTGGCATATTGACAATTAATCTTTTAATTTTGCCTTTCGCAACATCTTCTAGCTTTTGCGCGAATAATCGGTGGTGCTCCCCTTCGATAAACTCAGGCCAGACGTGTTTTATATAGCCTAAAAAGGAGTCTCTTGATTCTGATTTAGCATCTATAATTTTCAGACGATCTTGAATCATTAAGATTTCTTTTATCGTCTCGTCATTTAAGTGATCTAATTTCATTTTCAATATTCTATCTTAGATTGGATAGGGGTCCCTTTTCATTTTTTTGTAATTATACATATCGATTGTTATTTATATACAGAAAAAAAACACGTCGCGATTTATAGGGGGGTGGGGGTCCAAAAAAAAAGCCCCTCAAAAATCGAGGGGCTTTTCAAAGGAATCATTTTTTTTAGTCTTCTTCTAAATCTTCAAAAGGCTCTTCGTATTCTCGATAAATCAACTTATCAAATTCTGAAAAAGGCATTTCCATAATTCGTTCTTCGTCCATTTTCAAACTCTGCAAAGTGTCATGTACACATTCAAAGATCACCTCTTCAAGATATTCTCTTACTGGGTCAGATTTTTCTAAGCTCTCTATAGCTTGTCTAACTGTTCCAATAGTTATCATATGTTTTCTCATTTTGTTTTCCTATATTGCGAGGGGGGAAAGTCCCCCCTCTGATTAATTAACAGACGTCTACCTCATCTTGTAAAGGGACGCCAATTTGTAAAGGTCTTGTGGGCATTGCTCTAAGATGCTTACTGATCACCATTTGCTTTTCTCTAGTTCCACTTAAGGCAACGTGATTAAAGCTATTATGGTTCTCATGCCATACGTTAAAGCATTGCGTCTTTTGCTTTTGGTTCTTTCCATTCTGGAAAGTAGCAACTGTTATTCCATAATCCTTAACCAATTTATCTCTGTGGTTTTTGTTCATGGATACACCGCTTTTAATAAACCTAGTAAAAGGCAACAGCAATTTTCTAATGCCATCAAGATAATTTTTTTTGACATCATGAGCATTGTCCCAAACTGCTAACTTTTCTTGAAAGTCAGCATCCCTTAAAAGAACATCAATATCAGCGTTAGCGTTATTGAGTTCTAGCATTGTTATAAATTTTTTCATTTGTCCTCCTTTTTGGTTGATGATTAAAATTTATGAAATAAATTTAACATGTTTAGACATTTTGTGCAACCACTTACGCCCCTGGAAAATTAAAAAATTAAGTTCTCCTGATCCTACAGAATTTATTATTTTAAAAAAATAAATGTCCGAGGCCTCGGCAACTTGAGCTCGCATTTGTTCTGGCGATCTATTTAAAATTCGCAGTCGCACAAACAAAAAAGGGCGACCGAAGTCGCCCTTTCCACCATAGGAGGTTTTTACTCTTGCCAATCCCCTTTGATATGGTTTTGTATATTCAAATGACTATCAACAAAATAATCTCCGTAGTCATCCCCAGCGTTTACCGTGCCATAAGTACCGACGCCAACAGATATATTTCCATATCGTCTGGTATCCTCGAAACAATCTACTTCGTTTGCTATAACTTGAACAAGTCTTGCAAAGGTATAAGTTTCGTCGCCGAGTCTTTCGCCCATTACCTCTTTAGCTTTGTCCAATAGTTTTTCAACCATTGCACCATGCCAATGAACATAGATAGATGGACAAGAATAAAAGCCCTCTTTGTCCATCTCTTCTTTGGTCATACTTTTAGGTATCATTGTTATTGTTGCTCTTGCTCCCATAACTACCCCCTTAGTATTTAATTTTGCTAAGAACTTTTTCAAGTTCTTTCATTTGTTCATCGGTTAGATTATCAATAGCATCGTTATCGATGACTTTCGTAAAATCTGGTTTTTCTAATTTTTCCATTTCTTCTCCTATTGGTTTGGTTAAAATTAATACTTGCATTATACATTATGTACACATACAATCAAATAATAATTAATCATTCATAGGAGAAGAAATTATGAAAGAACCTAAATTGTTTAAAAGCAGAGTTTGCTTTGATGACTATTATGAAAACGAAGACGCATACTTGCTTTACGATTGTTGGCTAGACGCAAATTCCAATGGTTGGAATGGGTGGGCAATGCCTTACATGGAAAAGGATGAGTATCTCAGATATGTAAAGCGTTGCATTCGTGATTACTTTGAACATCCAGAAGCTGACGATGGTTGCGAGGGCAGTTTCATTGATCAAATCATGGCTATTGAACCACAAGAAATAGATGGCAAGATCCTCTATTATTTTGGCGGTTGGCTTTGTTGGAACATCGAAGACGATGACTTCACAGCAAAAAGATTGGAGGCATTTAAAAAAAGATTGGAGGCATTATGAAAATAACTTTAATAGCATTCGGCACCTCGGTTGGAGGTGCCATTATTTTTCCCATCCTGGGGCATTACCTGATCCAAGCACACTTGTTCACAGTTGCAGCTGGCTGGGCAATTTTTTCGATGGGCATGGCTTTTGGTCTGGCTCTTGCTCTGGCAGTTCTTTACTTTGAAATTATAATCCGCAGTTTTAAATAGCGGCCCGCAGATTTTTTTTATTATTTAAAACCGCAAATCGCAAATCCCCCCAAAAAAAAGGGCGCCCGATCAAGGCGCCCTTTCCATGTAGTGGGACTACTTACTACATTTAAAAAAGATTAGGAAGCATCATCTCATTTAAATCTTGAGATGCTATATCATCAACTGTTTCTCCTTCTTCTAAAACCCATAAGGGTTCTCCATTCCATGCAGTAAAAACACCTACTCTGCATCTTAAGTCATCGTGCCTTATGTTTTGCATTGCACTGAAAAGATAATCAGTTTCTTGCATAGGCAAATCTGAATCTAACCATTTTATAGTGCCATTTAAGTATGACTGTTTAGCCCCTTCTAAAGTAGGCGGTGTAATTTTAAATTTTGGATTTTTACTTTTAAAGCCCTGGTGAGAATAAATAAATTCCAGGATGTTTAAAGCATTGGTCCCTATGTGATAGGAACATCCTTTCTTTAAAATTTTTCTCGCGTTTTCCATTGTTAATAATTGCATTTTTTGTACCTCCTAATAATGTAATTAATGCTTGTATTATAATTCATTTTGTATAATATATCTATATCAATAAATTTCATTAGGAGGAATTATGATATATACAAAAAAATCTTTATGGTTGGAACAAGCACCTAGTTTTTGTTTTGAACTAGACCAGGACCAACTACTA